TAGAGAAGAGTATAAAAAGCTAAAAGCTGAGAACAAACAGTTCAAAGCAGATGCTATGAATACTGCTTTAGGTTCATTAGGACTGGAAGCAGATAAAGGCATAGGTAAAGCTGTTACAAAACTTTATGACGGAGAAGTCACAGTAGATGCAATTAAGGAGTTTGTTGCTCAAGAGTTTGGAGAAGTTAGTAGTTCTGAACAACCTAGTGCAACTTCTGATGTAGCTAACAATGTAGTAGAAGCTCAATCTCGAGTCGAGCAATTAAACAAGATTGGTGTAAATGCAAACCCTGTTGATATATCACAAGAGTTTGCTCAATTCATTAATGACTCAGAAACAACTACAAGAGATTCAATAAACGCCAAGTTGCGTATGTTGGATACTATTAAAAAACAAGACAAATAATTTATAGGAGAAGATAAAAATGGCAGACATATCGTTAACAAATAGTACGATTTATGCACAAAACATTAATAACTTCACTGGTGAATTGTTTAAAGTTGGTGGTCAA